GTCGAAAGTTCTGTCGAAAATGTTTATACCCCCGGTTTACCCCTAAAGGGATATTATTCGACGTCCTTCAGATCCCCGATCACTTCGGCCGGAGTCGGCCCGAAGAGTGTCTCGGCGTCTTTGCGCGGGTCCCCGGTCAGCGCTGCAGCTGCGGGCGGATCCGCTTTTTCATGCTTTCCGTGAGGCTGGTCGTCGTCCGGATCCGGTACCGGGCCGCCGTAGATCTGCGGCGTCTGCCCACCGGCGACGGCGGCGCGGATCTGCTCCAGGAGCTTGGCAGCATCCTCATCGCTTCCGGCGGCCTCCCCGGCCTTCGACTTCAGCACGGCGATCCCCCTGGACATCCAGGCCGGGATGGTAACCCCCATCTTTCCCAGGTTCTCGATGATTGACCCCAGCTCGGTGAAGAGGTACCACAGCGTCACGATCAGGGTAAAGGCCTGCGGCCATACCAGGTCGGCGAAGATCGGGATCACTTCCGCCTGGTGCAGCGTGATCTGCACACCGGCGTCGGCGAAGGCTGCCACGCCCACGGCGATGATCGTGCCGAGCTTGTGCCGGAGCCCGGCCCTGGCCTTGGCGCTGGACCAGTCCTCCGTCGCCCTGGCGGCGATCGTGCCGGTGATGTAGTCGACGGCCATGGCGACGATCAGGAGCAGCACCGCCACCCCCAGCCAGCCGATCACTGCGATAATTGTGGCCATGATGGCCGTGATCAGTTCTTTGATATTGCGCGCTCTTTCTGTTGCATCCATGTCGGTGCCCTCCTCAATAATCAAACAGAGCTTTCCAGCTGTTCTTCCCGGCGATCCGGTCGGCGGCCAGGCCTTCGGCGTGCTGGAAGCCTTCCAGGGCCTCCCCGGTCTCGCGGCCGAAGATCCCGTCGGTTGCGCAGCCGTGCCCTCTGCAGGTCAGCGCGGCCTGCAGCAGGACCACATCGCACCCGACCATGCCCTGGCATAGGCCGGGATCATCGGGGCCGCCCTTTGCCCCTCTTGGTGGCCAGAATGGCGTGGTCGGCTTGTCCGGTTCCTTTGGCGCTGCCGGCTGCGCAGGATCCCCGGAGGGGCCGGTGTCCGATCCGGACACATTTTCGGCAATTCCGGATCCCTGCGGCAGATCCGTCGAGTTGAGGTCCAGGCGGGCGGCCAGCTCCACCGCGGCGTCGTAGCGCTCCTGGATGTTGTTGTAGGCCGGCTGCTCATACTCCCGGCAGATCCGGTCGACCGCGTTCTTGAGTCCGTCCGGGCCCACCGTCTGAAGGTAAGACCACAGACTCTTATACTGGCCCTTGTGGGTCAGCTCCCAGATCGCAAAGCGCGCCTGCATGACGGCGCTGTCCAGTGGCATCCCGGAGGCCTTCCAGTAGTTGTAGAGGTCCAGCTTCCGGCCTTCCCGGTTCCCGACAAAGTCCCAGAAAGTCCACTGCGCCAGGCCGAAGCCGATCTGGTCCCTTGCGAAGGCCATCTTCTGGATGGCCCCGCTGGTCACCTGGGCGACGTATTGGTGAGAGGGCAGCGCTGCAGCGGTGAGGTCGCCCTGCTTCCGGAACGGATCCAGCAGGCTCTCTTTCATCCAGTTGCCCATCATGGCCAGGGCGCCCGTCTCGGTCATCCCCGACTGCCGCAGCACGGCGTAAATGCTTTGAATGTCAGTCATACACATCGTCCTCCAGCAGGCCGCTGTACCGCTTGCCGTCATCGTGCAGCGCCTCGATGGTTTCCTCCCTCTCCGGATCCGGAGGGGCCTTCCTTCCCCGGCGCTCCTCCGCCCGGGAGATCTGGCTGGAGAGGATCAGCGCAGCATAGCATCCCACGATCGCCACCACGGCGATCAGGCAGACGGCGGTGATCACACAGGTCCTCATGCGTCCTCACCCTCCGGCTCATAGTCCTGGCCGGTGATCTGCTTAAACTCGGCAGCGGTGATCCCGGTCTTCGGCACTCCGACCAGGCTGCGCACCATCTCGATGCTCCACAGCCCCTTGTCGTAGTTCCGTTTTACCATGAGATAATTTTTACTGTGCAGCGCCATCGTTTACACCTCCAGCTCCACGCCGGTCATCGCGGCGATATACTCCACATCCGCCTGGATCTGCGCCAGGCTCTTCTGTTTTGCCGGTGTCCAGCCGGCCACGTACTCGAACCAGGCCTCGAAGTCTTCCGCGACCTCATCCGGCGCCGGGGCGTCTTCGGCCGGGCAGAGCATGCTCGCCTCGTCGCACTCCCAGTGCTTCTCCTTGGTGGTCGTCGTTTTCCCTTTGGCCGTGACCGTCTCCACGGTCGTTTCCACCTCCCGGTGGTTTGCCCGCAGGTAGATGGTGGCGACACCGGCCACGGTGCCGATCTCGATGTCCCGCTGCTTCTCAGCGGATGCACTTACGCAGCGCATTTCAGATCCCTCCTCGCTTCTAAGCTGATAATGATTGCGGCCTTGTGCTGGATAGCCAGGACGCTGACCGCGGCGCCCTTGGTTTCGTTCTTCTGCTTCGCTTTCCGGAGCGTCCAGATCCGCGCGGCCTTGAAGTAGCCGTAGTAGGCAGAGACGCGGCGCTGGATCTTCAGCCGGTCGTCTCCTGCAGCGGACCGCATAAAGGCGCGGCGGGCCCGCAGGAAGACGCGAGGCCGAACCCGGAGCTTCCCCTTCGCCGTGATCACATAACCCATCATGTCGATCCCGCAGTCGGTGTGCTTCCGGATGTTCCAGCCCGGCTTGATCTCCAGGCCGAAGCTCTCCCGCAGGTAGCGGATCAGCTTCCGGGTGGCCATGAGCAGGTTGCGGCGATCCACGCCGCAGAGCAGGATGTCGTCCATGTAAAACAGGGCGCAGCTGCAGAGCTGCACCGCCTTGCCGCGTCGGACCTTGTGCAGGCCCATGACGTACCGGTAAGCGTAGCTCATGAAGTAATTGCAGAGGAACTGGCTCAGCAGGCTCCCGATCACCAGGCCGCTGCCGTGCATCTGCAGGAGCGCGTCCACGAACCACAGGAGCAGCCCGTTCTTCGCGATGTCTCGCCGCAGCCAGCGCATGGCCGTCTCCCGGCTCAAGCTCTGGAAGCACTTGCGGACGTCCAGCTTCACAAAGTATTTTGTCTTCCCTGCCTTGGTCCATTTCTGGATGGTCTTCGCGCCCTTGAGCTGGCCCTTGCCCTTGATGCTGGCGTACTGGTGGTGCTCATACTTCGCCGCCCACAGCTCCTGCAGGCAGCCGACCGCGACGTGCTCCATGAGCTGCTGCATCACGCTCTCGATGCCGATCGTGCGGGTCTTGTGGCTGAGCCCGTCAGTCCGGACGGAATAGCGGATAGGATCCAGGCAGAGATCCCTAGCGAGGATCCTCGCGGAGATGTCCAGGGAGATCCGCCGGACCGCGCTCTCCAGTTCCGGGTACCACTTAATCCACGCCCTGGCTTGCGCCCGGATCTCTTTGCCGCTGAGGCCGCAGTAGCCTGCCGCGAACTCGCTGTAGTCCTTCCGCTTGAGCTTTGGGCTCAGTGCGTCAAAGACATGCTTCTCGATCGTTTTGAGGTCGGAGGGGTCGACGTTCTTGCAATAAGTCTTCACGCTCTCACCCCTCCGATGATAGAATGCTTTTTGAAATCTCAGGGTCTTTCGGTTGCGTCTACTAAACCCGCACCGGCGCAGATTCCCGCCGGTGCCCGGTGTCGGCCTCTCGGCCGTCCTGGTGCCGTAACGACACATTTTCGCCGCAGCGCGGGGCTGATCATGCGCGAGGCCTGCTGCCTCTGCATATGTGTGTCAAACATTTCCAAAAATCCGCCCGCCGATGTTCCAGTTCGCGTTCCCGAGCCCGTTGTTGCCGTTGCCGCAGGAGAGGCCGGCATTCCCGACGCCGTTGTTCAGGTTGCCGAAGCGCAGCCACCGAAGGCCGCGGGCACCAGCGGATGCATGATCAGTCCCTGCCCGGCGCGCGAGCGCCGGGACTTTATGGTTCAAGGTATCAGGGGACTTTGTCCCCTCTTTCAGGCGCCCGCTTTAGGCGGCCGCCTGAAATTCACCCCTGTTTCCGGTTACGGAAAGCCGCCCGCCGAGGTTCCAGTACGCGGACCCGAGCCCGCAGTCGCCGCTGCCGCAGGAGAGGCCGGCCGCCCCGACGCCGTTGTACAGGCCGCCGAAGCGCAGCCACTCGTAAGAGCCGGAGCTTGCGCTCAGCAGGTAGAAACCGTCGCGAGGGCCCGCCGACGTGCTGCCGCCCAGATCGACCGGGAAGATCAGCTCCGGCAGCGTGTTGCTGCCGTGCATCTGCTTCGGGTACTGCCAGGAGTTCGACGCGGGAGTCGGCACGCCGTGCGCGCACTTGTAGGAGGCGTTCTTGGCGGTCGCGAGCTTGCTGGCGTCTCTGCAGATCCAGGGCGTGCAGCAGTTGACTCCGCCGTTGTCGCCATAGACCAGGATGACGTCGCCCATGGCCTCATAGCAGCCGACCATGTACTCGATGCCCTGGAGCTTGACCGGGTATTTATCGCTCGTCGGGTCAATGCCGCCGTCGTTGCCCAGGACATCGTCCGTGCTGCCGGTGTACCACTGCATCGTGGAGAGCCAGAGCTCCGTGGTGGTGTCGAAGGTCTGGCCGCCGTTGTCCACGTAGACCGCCCCATAGCTGGTCCCGTCGATCTCCACCGTCTCGATGGCGGTGATCCTGGCGCGGTCGACGACATTGCTCTGCGCGCGTTTCGAGGCCGCCAGGACGATTGTGCTGCCGACGATCAGGTTGTCGGCCTGGGCCGGGGTCAGCAGGATCCGTTCCACACCGGTCTCGCCCAGCGCCGGCTGGTATTCGTAGTTGTAGTTGTTGCAGCCATGCAGGACGCGGTCGCTGTCCAGCTGCCCGTACTTGAGGTAGAGCATGAGCTTCAGCCAGGCGTCGTCCGCGCTGGTCGCTCCGCAGTACCGGTTGCCCCAGACACCCCGCACGCCGGTCAGCTGACTGTTGTGGCTCACATTCCAGACCTTGGTCTTCACGCCGCTGCAGCAGGTCCAGCCCTCGCCGAAGCCGTACTTGCCATGCACCACCCAGCTGCGCACGCTGTTGTCCTCCAGCTCCACCGCCTCGCTCAGCGGATGGAAGCCGGCAGCCTCCGCCTGGTCGGTGTAGTCAAAACCGTAGGTGTCCGATTCGGACACAAATTTGACCCAGCCGGCCATCTGCAGCACGCCGACGATCTTCGCCGGATCCGTCCGCGCGAAGGCTGGGCCGCAGTCGTCCAGGTCGATCGCGGAGATGTGCGGCCGGCCGGTGTCGTCCAGGTAGGTGTTGCAGTCGACGACGGCGAAAAGCGGCAGTGTTGCATAGTCGTCCCGGTTGGCCGTGGTGACGGTGGACGGGGTGCAGGTCAGGCCGGCGTTGTCGCCGATCTTGGTGCCGTCAGAAGATGCCGCTGCGCCTGCAGCCGGCACCGGGAAGCGCACCCCGCCGGACCAGCCGGTGCGGCTCAGCGCGTACCACCGATCGCAGAGCACGCTGAGATCCGTCAGGGCGTTCGCGCCGTTGGCCAGGAAGAAGGACCGCATGGTCGCCTTGTAGTCCCCGCCCCCGGCCAGGATGGAGGCATAGAGCGCGTCGTCGCGGGAGTCGACGTTGTCCTTGCTGTAGACGTTGTCGAGCTCCAGATCGCTGGATTTCGTTGCGAAGGTGTAGGTGTCCGGGAGGCCCGGGAACCGGATGCTTTTTGCCTTTTTAGTTGCCATTGGTCGATCCTCCTGTCGTCGATACTGTGATATTTCCCTGCCCGTCGTCGGCGAAGGTCAGGCCCTCGTCGATCAGAGCCAGGATGGCGTCCTGGATGTCGTTCAGGTTCTCTGCGTGGATGACCGTTGTGCCGTCCACATAAGTCACTTTTATCAGGCTTGCCATCTTGCGCCCCCTTATGAGGCGGACCGGGAGACTGTGATGTTCCCGTCCCCGTCATCCTCGTAGGTCTCCAGCGTGATCGTCGCCGTCTGGGGTCCGCTTTCGTTCTGTACCGTGACGGTGATGTGCCCGGTGTCGTACTCCACCGAGACCGTGGGAGAATAGCCTGGGTCGCCTTTGCTCCCCGGGTCGCCCTTCGCTCCCGGGTCACCTTTGGCTCCGGGATCCCCCTTCCGCCCGCGGGGCGTTCCCAGGGTGATCGTGACCACGCCGGTCTCCGGGTCCACGGTTTTGGTGACCGTTGCCTCGCTCTCCGGCTCCAGCGTCTCTGCGGCGAACTCCATGTCCTGCAGGGCCTGCAGATCCGCCTCTGCGTCTTCCGCTGCCTGCGTGGCTTTGTTTGCCGCAGCGGTGGCAGCAGCGAGCAGCTGATCGGCTGCGCTCTTCTGCACCTCGGTCAGAGCCACGTCCGTCTCCTGCGGCCTGGCCTTGACCGGCACCTCCGCGACGCGCTCGGTCGCCGCGTCGTCCTCGCCGACTGAGAGCACCAGGAAGGCGAAGACCGGCTTGCCGTTGCGCAGAAACTCGTCCGGGATGTCCACACCGGTGGCGTCACCGTATTGCGGTTTGGCGTACTCCCGGTCCTCATAGTTGCTGAAGTCCACCTTGTAGGACTCCGGCAGGTCCAGGCCGGAAAAGATGAGGCGCTGCCCGTGTGCATACTGGAAGACGGGCGCGGTCACGGCCTTGATCTGGCCGCCCGAAAAGTCGGCCACTCTGATGTTGTTTGCGGTCACAGTTATACCTCCTTAGCTGTTGGCGCTCTGCTCGGCGACGTAGATGTCGACCCCGGTCTTCGCCGCGAGTTTCTTCAGTGCGTCGATCAGGTCGATCTTCTTTGCGTCCGTCGTGTTCAGGATTGTGGTGAGCTCCGAAGAGATCTCCAGGGTCTTGTCATACTCGGCCACCTTGCCGATCGCGAGGCCCTTGCCGCCTCTGTAGACGTCAATCGTCACGCCGGCGGTCGACAGCCGGATGGTCCTCTCGATGCTTG